GTAATAAAAAGCGTTGACAGTTACAAGTTTCCGTTATAATACTTAACTTTGTTATGGTTAGATAATTAATTAAGGGAGAGGGGAAGTAGTTTAATACTTCCCCTTTTATTTAAAAATTAATAATCAACTACATTATTACTTATATTTGCTTAAAAGAAACAAAATGATTATACGAAATAACTGGAATCATCCTCGCCGTCAATGGGATAAGCTAGCTATTAAGTTACGCATATCTTCTTTAGACATCTTTAGTGTAGAGATTGATGCTTCTAGAAATTTTTATTGTTTGACGATATTAAATATCAGCTTTAAAAATAGATAATGGCTAAGATTAAAGACATATCAGGTACACAGAAAGTAGCAGTTAAAGTATCACGCCCAGGCGTCCATGCTAAAACTAAAACGTCTAAACTTAAAACCTCTAAAAAGTACAAGAAACTTTACAGAGGCCAAGGTAAATAATATACACTATGTTATCACTACAAGACTATCATGCACAACTAGATGAAGCGTTAGCAATTAACTCTATCGAATCATCTGTTTCTTATGAATTCTACACGGATATCATCAATGAACAACGTGCATTGTGGATACGTAATGAGTATAACAAAAATCGTAGTGTAGACCCTTATTTAATTCAAAGTTTAGATTGCGTAGAATTAGAACAAGTCAATCCTATTGATTGCTGCATTGACGTACCTACTGGTTGTAAGGTATTACGCACTGTAAAAAAGATTCCTAATACAATTGAGTTTTTCTTTACTAAAGGAATCACTTCTATAGGTTCTCCTAATATTACAAAAGCACGCCTAAGTTTAATTGATTATTCTAGAGTAGCTTTTATTGGACACGGTCGTACTACAGCAAAAACAGTTTATGCTTTTTTGTATGACGGTTACATGTATTTAATTAGTAGAGATCCAGGGTATTTGATGACTAGATATATTACTATTCGTGGTTTATTTGAGGATCCTACAAGTCTTGGAGAATTTATTAATTGTGAGACTAAACAACAATGTTGGAAAATGACAGACCCTTATCCATTAAATCAGTGGATGTGGGCCTATATTAAACCTTATGTTCTTCAGCAAATTAGTCAAAAACTTGTTACTCAGCTTGATGACGCTAATAACACTCAAGATAATCAATCACAAAAAGGACAGCAAATAGCACCAAATGCATAATTTTTTAAAGCGGGGAAAAGGAAAGGTAACTAGTAGTTTAAAGAAAAGCGATATCTACAAGTACTACCTTAAGAATTTAAAAGAAGAAAAAGTAGACGTAAAGGTTTACAATAAGTTTATCAAAGAGTTGTTACAGACTTACAGTACAGAGATTGTAACAACAGGGTTAGAATTAAGGATACCAAAAATTGGTAAATTTAGAGTAAGATCAAAACCGCTACATTTTTTTAGAGCAGATGGAGAACGCTCCAAAAGCTTAAAAGTAAATTGGAAAGCCACTTGGGATTATTGGCACATCAAGTATCCAGGGCTAACAAAAGATGAGATTATTAATGTACCCGACAAGAAGGTGCTGTATCACGAAAACGAACATAGCAATGCAGAATTCTATGAGCACTTTTGGGATAACTATAGCACTGCTTTAAAGTACAAAAGTTTTTATAATTTTAAACCGTCCCGACAATACTCACGCTTAATAGCGCTAGTAGTAAAGGACCCAAACAGAAAAACATTTTATTATGGATGAGGCAATGGAATATGGTAAGAGTAGCAAAGAGGTAGAATCTACTGTTAAGATTACTCGTACACAATTTGAAGACGGAGGTTCTGAAGAAACTCGCGTTGAACAAGTTGATGGTGGTTACATCATTACTAAAGAATGTCGTTACAAAGACGAAAAAGGAGAATGGCAGTGGAAAACAGAAAAGTCTGTAAGTACTGAAGATCCTACTCAAGAGAAAACACCAGAGGCTATCGCTAGCCGTTTAGAATCAGTTCTTAAAAACTTAATGTAATGTACTCAGGCCAACATGTTTCTTACAAAGCAATCCTTGATAAAGTTATCAGGGATTTCGGCTTTAACTACGATGTTCAAGAAGAAGAAGGAGTAGAATGGTTGGCCGAGTTTATGGCACACACTAACGTGGGCGTTACTATGGTTGAACAAATCGCTTACATTGAAGTTTGTGATGGTCGTGCAGACTTGCCATTTGATTTATACAAAATAGGTCAAGTAGCACATATTCAAGGAGTAGAGACAGTTGAGCAAGCTGAGTGCGGCGAAGGTGTTATCTACCCAATGCGATGGAAGACTGATTACTTCCACAAACGTTATCACAAAGACAACAGAGATTACACATCACAATCTGCTGAGACTTACACTGTAGGACAGGGCCACATCTTTACATCTTTTGATCGTGGGTTTTTAGCTATTTCATACAGCGCTATCCCTACCGACGATTGTGGATACCCTACTATTCCTGCAGAACAGCAATGGTTAGAAGGCGGAGCCCACTACATCGCATACAAGATAGCTCGTAAACTTTGGATACGTAATGAGTTAGCTGCTGATAAGTTTCAAATTATCGAGCGTGATCGCGACTGGTACTTTGCACAAGCAGTAAATCATGCTAAGCAATGGAATGGCGTAGATGAAGCAGAAACTGTAAAAAATGCTACTGTTCGTACTATCCCTGCAATGCAGGATCATGCTAGCTTCTTTGCTAACATGCAGCTCCCTGAACAACGTAAATTCCGTCCTAAAGCAGGCACAGCTTTAGTATCGACTGTTAATACTTTAAGTCCAAACGCACAAGGTGCTAACCCAGCTACTTCATAATGGAACAACACATTAACTCTTACCAAGGAATGAATAAAGATACGGCGTATGATAGTATTGCGCCGACTTTTTATATTGATGCCTTAGATATTAGAATTACTGCTACCAACGGAGAGTCTCTTGGAGCATTTACTAATATCAAGGGTAACGAGTTTGCATTTAATATTCCGCTGTCTGGAACATTTAATGGTTCTGGGTGGACAGCTTCGTATCCTGTTATTATTGGTTACGCAACTATTCGCACTAGATTAATTCTATTTGTTGCAGACGATTCTGATGCAAAAGGATGGATCTATGATGTACAATACGATCCTGCAGATTCTTCTATTACTTCAGGTCCTACATTGTTATACTACAACAGTGCACTATATTTTAAAAAAGCTTGGCCAATTGAAGCATTAGGACGTTACGAATCTGATTGTATCCAAAGAGTCTATTGGACAGACTATAATAATTTCTTTAGATCACTAAACATTGAGGATCCTAATATTGCTACTCTGCCAGTAGGATTAATAGATATCTTTCCTGATGTCACTTTTACACAACCATTAATCAAAGCAGTTGCGGGTGGAGGATTTCTTACAGGAGGCACATATCAAATTGCGTACAAGTTAATTACTCAGGATGGTAAGGAGACACTAGTATCACCTCCAAGTAATATTGTACACATTGTTTCTGATACAGAGACAAGCGGCAGTTCATACTTATATAACGGCGATGAGACTCCAGTAAACACTGGTAAATCTATAAGCATACAAGTAGATACAACAGGTTATCAAAACTTTGATAGAATAGAATTTTTATCTATCTATAAATCTTCTGCTACAGCTGCGCCAATAGTAACAAGTATAGAGCAAGTAACTCTAGATGGTACTAACGTAGCAAATATTATCTACACTGGTGCAGAGAGTTCTGCCTACGATGTAGAACTATTCGATTTTACAACAAAGAACTATCAGTTTAAAACTCCTAAGACTATTACTCAAAAGGATGGATCTTTAGTTATTGCAAACATTAAAGAGTCTCAAATTAGCGTACAGGATTTATTAGCACCAGGAGAAACATTTAGTGCAAAAACTCGTCGTTATAAATATAACGGAGGATCTCCAATACCTCCTTATACTCCAGGTACTGCTATCAACGATTTAAATAATGCATTTAATTTAGAATACAATTCTGATGCACATTGGAATAATCTTTGGCATGCAAATAGTCAATATCGTTATAAATCAGACGGACTTCGTTTAGGAGGACAAGGTCCTAATATTTCTTATACTTTTCATTTAGAAAAGTTTACTTTAGACACTACACCTGAAGTATATAGTACTGCAGGAGTTACTCAAGTACCTAATGTACCAGATTCTCCAGGACATAATTTAAATGATAGCTACGGAAACTATGCAAATACTACGTTTCCTAACTACGCTTCTCCTTTTATGTCAGGCTTACTTCGTGGCTATAAACGTGGGGAAACATACAGGTTTGGTATAGTATTTTATACTAAAAAAGGTGAGGCTACTTTTGTAGAGTATATTGGAGACATTAAATTTCCAGACATTTCAGAAATAGACAGTGTAGCTAATTCATCTGGAACTAGATACTTCCCCCTTACTACTGATGGAACAGACGATATAACTTATGGATATGCAATGGGTATTAAATTTAATATCGATTTTTCAACATGTCTTGGTTTATTAAATGAAATTGAAAGCTATCAAATAGTTAGAGTAAAAAGAGAAATAGTAGATAGTAGAAGGATTTCTCAAGGTATCCTTAGAAACTTTTACTATAACCCAGTTTTAGATCCACCATCAGGTAATAAATTTGATTTAAGAGTTAGTGAAAACAATAACGTCTTACATATTTATCCTTATTATCCTAAACAAGAAATTGTAGGATTTAGCACATACCTTAATGGTTCTTTTTTTATGTTTGGGCAAAACCCAGCAATACCACAATTCGAGGATTACCTACGTTTAGGAGACTACTTAAATTTTTATTCTCCTGAAATATCTTATAATAAAGATGAGGTAGTTTCCAACATAACAAATATGGGAGCAAATCCTTGTTTGTTAGTTACTGGAGCATTAGGAGTTCGATCTAGTGAAGGAAAATCAGAAGATTTTGAACCTATCGATTTAGGAGGAACTACTTGTGAAGATTCAATTTCTAAATCTAGAAAAATATTCCCTGTTACTTATAACTCTGTACAAAGTATTAGAAAATGGGATATTAACCAGGCTTTCCGAATGGAGGATACTAGTGATTATGTAAGCAAAGTAACACCTTTATTTAATGGTTATTACTTACGTAATTATTGGTGCATGGATGATTATACAAATGCATCGAATGTAAATCCTAATAAACCGCAAGCGGGATTATTAAATAATGATGTTCCGCAATTTTTTAAATCTGGTTCTAGTGTAGCAGGAAAAATAAGTAAAATTACCACAGACTTTTTTACAGGTAATGCCGTGCCTATACCACCGTCAGTAAATTACTTTGATGCGCCTACACAACTATATCCATTAGACCCTACTACTTTTGGACCATTAGCGGATAACTTACAAAATTACTATCCACTTGTAGAATCAATTATTCCTAGACTAGAAGTTTATGGAGGATATAATTTAAATAGTTTAGAAGCTAATAAATTTATTCCTGCATCTCCGATTATACCAAAAAGCACTACTCAACCTATTGTCTTTGGTGGAGATATTTTTATTAATATGGCCGTACTTAATATAGGTATGGTAGAGTTTGATACTGAGTTTTACAAAGGAAACGATCTTTATCGTAAAAATAATGCTAAAACTGAAGTGTTCCCTGTAGAGT